TTTCAGCACCCTGCTGGCAAAATCCTCCTTGGAAGTGCCGTCATCAATCGCCTTCTGTGCCAGCTCGCGGCAGTTATGCTGCTCGCCTATGGCAAGGAGAGCCGACACCCTGCCACGTTCCTCCTTGCCTGCCTTCGCCTGCACGTCCTTCACATCAATCGCCGGTGCTTCCGGAGTCCGTTTCGCCAGCGCCTCTTTCGCTCTGGCCGCGCAATTATCCGGACATACACCGTTTACCAGCTCTTTACCGCATATTTGACATTTTTCCATTGTTTTCTCCCTTAATTTGGCACCCGGGTCATTCCCCTCGGGCATATTGTTCAATTCCCTATTTCTCCCCACGCCGACCGTCATGTCCGCGGGTATCGCCACGAAATCAATACTCCACGGCTCCCAGTCAGTAGCACGATACACTGGCAACTCCCCCTCTTCCTCTTTTTCCAGTACCAGTTTATAAACCGCATAAATTATGGATATATTCCGTTTAATACCATCGACGACGTCCTGAAAAAGCTCGGTGGCTAATGTGCTTCTCCCGAAGCGCACTACCGCCCTGCCCCGGGCAGTGTCCAACCATGCCTTCTCAACGACTCCCCTCTGGTCTGCGGGAGTATGATTCCATAAAACAGGCGCGGCATTATTTAATCGTTCAAGCCGCACCGATGACGGCTTATGGTCCAGTATTTCCATCCCATACCACCGTTCCACCGGCTCCTCTGACGAAAAAGACAACTCAACCGTACGCGCGTCCTTATCAATCTTTTCCGCGCGGAATACCAGCGACCGTTCCTGTGGTTTCTCACCCAGTTTCTTCAAAAGTTCACGTATCTCATTCTTCATTTTGTGTTTCCTCCCCATTAGCAGCTACCGGTACCGCCTCACCATCCATGTTAAAAACCAGCCCGAACTTCTCTGCCAGTTTCCTATCGTTTGCAATCTCCTCAAAAAGTTCCTCAACATCCATCCCCCGCTTATTCGCCTCTTTCGTCCATGACGTCAACCCTGAATTTATAGCCTTTATAATTGCCTGTATATCCTTCAGCGGATCCACCCAATCCCAACCGCGCCCCTGCCAGTAGACATCGTTGAACTTCTCAAATTTCTCCGCCGGTAACTCCAGCTTCCGCGTCAAAAGCGCCATCTTCAGCCATGCCTCAAAAATGTCATCGCAAAAATGAGTCGCAAACCACTGTTGTAACACCTTCCACGCATCCCGTTCATCCAGCAGCCCTGCGCGGATAGAGCTGTAATTAACCTTTTCAAGGTCACCGGTCATTGATGAATACGCCACATCCCCGCCGGACGCAATCGCCAGCATCAACATCTTCACAAACGTCGGGAACTGCGTCGTCGGATGCTCCGGCTTAAACATATCCATCGACTGCCCGGCTGGCAGCTCAGGAAACGTGCCCGGCTCGGCTTCGATTATGGTATTGCCCAGGGCATCCGTATCATTTCCAGTAAACTCGTCCCCGGTTTCAGTTTTTATCAATCCCATCTGACACGCCGCAATCCGCGCCGCCACCAGCTCCGCATCCTCGTACCCGTCCAGCATCTTCAGCCGGTGCATTGCAGTATGCAGCCACGGCACGCCCCGTGCCTGATTGATATACTCCTGAATATATAAATGAACAATCTCATTTGCCGGTATTTTGAGATAATAATTTCCGTCAATCACCGCCGCGTCCTTCGCCCCGGTTTTCTGCTTAACGTAATACATAAAAGGCGCGTCCCATTCATCATATTCAACACCCATGACAACCTTATGTCCCCCGGGCATATCAGGTTTATTCAGCATTACCGGCAAAAGCGCCGGTGGAATCATTTGTAAAGCAAACCTGTACGGATTATCAAACCCCGATACCATCCGCACCAGCGCCTCCCCTTCACGCGCCGCCGTTTTAATTGCCAAATGCTGAATATCCAGGAACGTCTGCTTCCGCGTAACCGAGGCGTATTTCTTCCGCCGCCCCCAGTCCCAGAACGCCGATGCAATCTTCTTATTTGCCATAGTATCCAGCTCACCGTCAGTGTCCTTCGCCTGCGGCTGTAAAATCATCCCTTCATGGCCTACAATATTTCTGTCGCATAACTTCACAAACTTCTTCACCCAGTCGTTATTGTCAAACAGGTCGACTGCCCTGCGCCGAAGTACATCCAGATTTCCTTTAATATCCTCGTTATGGTCATCCTTGTACCCAAGCACCCAGTCCGCGTACAACCGCCCTGCCTGCGCTCCGGAGTACCCGCGGCCAGCTGTCCGCTTTACATAACCCCTCTTCGCTAAAAATTTATCAAGTAATTTCACAGTTTTCCTTATGTGAACCGTATATGAATCTTCTTCCCGCCCAGACCCTGCTCAATGCGATCCTCCTGCTGTTCCTTCGCGTATAACTTAGCGTAATGAGTCCGCAACATAATAAGGTCTGCCATCGGTGTTCGTGATAGCGACCTGCCAGCTATAGAATATGATTCCTGGTCTTTGCTTGCCCGGCCTGCGATAACCGCCTCAATCGCGTCCAGCGCAATTTTAACAGCGCTGCGGCTGTCAATCCCAGATCCTTCACCGGCTGCTGGGTTATGCCGGATAATTATCTGCCCGCTGGCTACTGTATGCCGTTCCAGCGTTTCTTCAGACCCCTGCGAAACAATCGCTTTCCAGTTATACGTCCCTGCCGTATAGTCCTCTGATGTCGCCGCGGGTATCGTAATTTGGTAATTATCCCCGTCAGCAGACGCAACGACTGAAAAATCCTTGCTCTCATTCCAGAAATAATACGTCAGCGTCCACTCGGAAGCCGGGTAATCCGCCAACGACTTTTCCCATTCAACCGTATCGCCCGCCACAAAACTTTTCGGCTCATCCATAATTTTCTCTATTCGTAAACTACTGTTACGGTAAACGTCCCGCCGCTTGCCTTAGTCTCATCAACGTAAATCCCCGTATCAAACGTAATGCCGACCGCCGGACAGAACGTCCAAGCCCCGTTTGCACCGTCCGCAACAATTGTTACCAGCGAATCACCGCTGTTATCCGCGCTGTTTTTAATTTCAACCTTATCCCCTGCAGTAACCGTTATCCCTGACACATAAACCGCATACACAACCCCTGCAGACGCGGAAATCTGACCGTCTGCCGTCAACACCTCGCCTGATACCGCCGCGGGCTTAACCGTCCCAGTAATAGCTGGTAAGGTCGTAACAGTTCCCACGTCTACCGTCCCTGTAATTGCTGGCAAAGTCGTAACCGTGCCAACGTCTACCGTCCCGGTTATCGCTGGCAAAGTCGTAACCGTGCCAACGTCTACTGTCCCTGTAATTGCTGGCAAAGTCGTAACCGTGCCAACGTCTACCGTCCCGGTTATCGCTGGCAAAGTCGTAACCGTACCAACGTCTACTGTCCCGGTAATTGCTGGCAAAGTCGTAACCGTGCCAACGTCCACCGCGCCCGTCACCGCAATACTGGCATTTGTAACATTTACATCAACCTCGCTATCAGAATTTACAGCATCTGAAATTTGCTTTGTAAAATCTGCAACCGATGCCAGGCTTGCCTCGGTAGCCGCGCTTGCGGGCAGCGGCAAAGCCGATGCCGTCATAGCCCAAGTTGTGCCGGTAGCAGGCTGAACTGCATAACCGGTTTCAGGATTCGTTGAATCAAACAATCTGCCCAGCCACTCGTTTGTCGTATCCATCTCTACATTCAACGTCTCAACGTTTATGGCTTCGGACAACTTTACTTTTAAATTATCACCGTCAAATTTAAATTGTTCCAGGAGAAGCAATCCGCTGTCCTGCCGCGTGGTATCTGCAAGCCCTGCAGGCAAGGTCGTAACAGTGCCAACGTCCACCGTGCCCGTTATAGCAGGTAGGGTCGTAACAGTTCCCACATCCACTGTGCCGGTTATCGCTGGTAAGGTCGTAACAGTTACATCTCCCGTGTCCACCGCCGTAATCTTGCCGTCAATACTATCCAGCAGGAGCAGTCCGCTGTCCTGCCGCGTACTATCCGCCAGATCTGATGTATCAACAGTCGCGGTAACAGTTCCCGTAACCTCAATCGTTGCGCCTTCCTCTAGTCGCATCACCTTGCCGGTTAATCTTCCGCGTCCATCAGTCTCATAAACTATGTCTTCCGCAAATGCAATCGAAATAAATATCAGCAGTACTGCAAAAATCCCAATCCATCTTTTCATTTTAATTTCCTCCAGTTGTGCCAAACTTTTCTTGTTATCCGACTAACCATGGCCAAAAAAAAACGCCACTGGATTTCTCCAGAGGCGCTTTCTCCGCTCTTTGAGGCATAAAAAAAACCGCCTCCGGATACTAACAGAGGCGGTCGTCAAACCTTTACCCTCACACTAAATTGTCAAATTAAAACTTTCAATTGATGATATTATACATCATTTTTATAGTTTTGTCAAGGGTTATCTGTTTCCACGTCGGGAATCTCTTTCAAAATAGTTATTTTCCGCTGCGTCAGATTCATATTAATTGTTATCTTCCCGTATTCACAATCATACAATTCATTCATCGCTTTTATCACACACCTCTCCCTCTCCCTTTTAAACTCCTCCGTGTATCCGTTCTCC